TACTTATGCAGCTCTTGAATTGTTATTTCCACAACGCAAGTCTACCATACAAAAATTATTTCCACAATACCCTTGCCCACTAATCCTTTCTTTGATACAATTGGAGTCTGCTCGCCACAAGAGGTGGCTTGAGTTTTAACTAAAACGAATTATGGAGATAAAAATTATGACTAAAAAGCTACCTACAGCGTATCAAGAAGTTATCCACAAGACACGCTATGCAAGATGGATTGAATCGGAAGGTCGCCGCGAAAATTGGGACGAAACGGTAGACCGCTATGTCGATTATGTATTTGATGCAGTTAAGAGATATAACAATTATGAATTCAGTTCGGAGGTAGTTGAAAGCATTCGTGAGTCAATTTTGGACACGAAAGTTATGCCATCCATGCGTGGTCTAATGACAGCAGGTCCAGCGCTTGAAAGAGACAATACCTGTCTCTACAACTGTTCATACCTGCCAGTCGATAGCCTTCGCTCATTTGACGAAGCAATGTACATTTTGATGTGTGGCACAGGCGTTGGATACTCCGTTGAGACCCGATATGTTTCTCAGCTTCCAGCCGTTAATGAGCACTTTGAAAAGACCAATACAACAATTGTTGTGGAAGACTCAAAGGCTGGTTGGGCAAAGGCTCTTAGAGAGCTCTTGGCGCTACTATGGCAGGGTCAGGAACCAACTTGGGATGTATCAGGTGTCCGTCCTGCGGGAGCCCGTCTAAAGACCTTTGGTGGTCGCGCAAGTGGACCAGAGCCTTTGGTAAAACTATTCAAGTTCGCAGTTGAAACCATCAAGGGTGCAGCGGGTCGTAAGATTACTCCACTAGAGGCACACGACCTAATGTGTAAGATTGCAGAAGTTGTCGTTGTTGGTGGCGTTCGCCGTTCGGCAATGATTTCTCTTTCTGATTTGGAAGACCGCAACATGGCAGCAGCAAAGGCTGGAGCATGGTGGGAATATAACGGTCAGAGAGCTCTTGCAAACAACTCTGCTGTTTACAACTCAAAGCCAACTATGGAAGTATTTATGGCAGAGTGGAAGTCTCTATACGATTCAAAGTCTGGTGAGCGTGGTATCTTTTCTCGCGAAGCAGCACAGAAGATTGCATCTAAGAATGGTCGCCGTGAAATCTCAGACTTTGGAACTAACCCATGCTCTGAAATTATTCTCAGACCATACGAATTCTGTAATCTAACAGAGGTTATTGTTCGTGACACAGATACCCTAGAGGAACTTCTGAATAAGGTTGAACTTGCTACAATTCTTGGAACAGTTCAATCCACCTTTACTCGCTTTAAGTATCTTCGTAAGCAGTGGCAGAAGAACTGTGAAGAAGAAAGACTTCTTGGAGTTTCACTAACTGGTCAGCTATCTCACAAGGTTCTTAATGGCTCAGAAGGTTTTGACAAGTTAGCACAATGGCTAGATGAACTTCGTGAACACTCAGTTAAGGTAAATGCAGAGTGGGCAGAAAAGCTTGGGATTAATCCTGCTGCTGCTATCACCTGTGTTAAGCCATCTGGAACGGTATCTCAGTTGACAAATGCTTCTTCTGGAATGCATCCATGGCACTCACAATACTACTTCAGAACAATTCGTTCAGATATTAAAGACCCTGTTACCGCTTTGCTAAATGACATGGGCGTTAAGGCTGAGCGCGATGTTATGAATCCAAGCAATACAATGGTATTTACTTTCCCAATTGCTGCACCAGAGGGCTCACTTCTTCGTGAAAACCTTACTGCAATTCAGCACTTGGAACTTTGGTTGGCATACCAGAGACACTGGTCAGAGCATAAGCCTTCTATTACTGTTTCTGTTAAGGAAAACGAATGGATGGCTGTGGGTGCTTGGGTGTATGAACACATTGACGAAATGTCTGGTGTATCATTCCTACCTTACTCAGAGCACACATATCAACAGGCTCCATATCAGGAATGTTCAAAGGAGGAGTACGAAGCACTCCTTGCTGTGACTCCAAAGAACCTAGATTGGGATTGGCTAAAGCTTTACGAAACTGAAGATATGACAACGGGCTCACAGGAACTTGCATGTGTTGCTGGCTCTTGTGATATTACCAAGCTCTAAAGTGGTATAATAAGTTATATGTCGTATGCATCAATAATTCAACAAGACCTTCCATTGGCAGTTTGGGAACTAGAAGAAGCCCCAACCTCTGGAGGGTCTGTTGCATGCGATAGATTTCTTGGCTCTACATACAATGGCTCATATACATCTGGAACTGCTCAAACAGAAAAAAGAGTTCCTTTAATTTTTGGCTCTACTAAGTCTGTTCAAATAACAGCAAATAACAGTGGATATGCTATGCAAGTAAGCTCACTAGATAGGCTATCCTCTATAACTAAAGAGCAGCCGTTCTCTATTGAGTTCTGGATTAAGTTTTATTCTCCATCTTTTGCTGCTCCAACAACAATGACAAAAATTATGGGCAAGCCGAACTCTCAGACTGGAATTTATATTCATAACTCTTCAATTGTTGCAGTTGTAGGAGATGTGGCTGGTGCGGTTGCTAAAACAGCAGTTCAGGTTCCAAACATTAAGAAGCCAATGCATGTCGTAATGACATTCTTCAAAAACACAGTATCTCTTTCTGTAAATGGTCAGATATCTTCAAAAAGTGTAGACTTTGATGTTTTAACAAAGACATATAGTTCCGCAGATGAGTTCTTTAGATTTCAGTTTCCTGGAACAAACCTAGAGTACGCCCTTGACCATATTGCTTTATACTCAAGAGTTTTGGACGCAGCAACAATTAAAAGACACCTAGTTTATGGACTAGGATATGAAATTCCAAATCAGGTTGCAAGAAACTATGGTGGATTTAGATATAACATGTCTATGGTTCAAACTCCAATTGCTGGAAAGTATGAGAAGGGAGATGCTGAATCTTGGGCAAATCCATTTTCTGTTTCTAACATGATAGTTGAAGATGGACACCTTAGAATAGAAAAACACAACCAACCATTACTTAGATATGCAACAGACAAAACATCTTCTGTTTTCACATGGGATGCCACTCAAGGACTAAAATGTGCTGCAGGTGGATATGTTGAGATTAAAGATATTCAGGCTATTGCAACTACTGGAAACTATGGATTTGCTGGATGGTTTAATAAATCATCTGGAGAAACAAAGTTGGCTAACGGTGTCGAAAGCACACTAATGTACTTCGACCATAAGACCAATAACGAGAGATATGTTCGCTTTTATCTGGTTGGAACATCTACTGGGGAAAACCTAAATGTTCAAATAGATAATGGAACACCAGTTACACTGCTCTCAAATGCGTCTGCTGTTTTAAGCGGTTCAATGTCTTGTGGTGTCTACTATAATGCGACCAATCAAGAACTAACCGTGTTTGCTGGATACAATACAACAACTGGTGTTACTGGGACTCGTGTTTCTACAGTATCAAACTCAACATTTGACCCACTGTCAATTCGTTTTGGTTCAAGTCCAGTTTATTCAGAATCAGAGAGCTACTCTATTGTGGTTACTGCGTCTGAAGATAAAAGATTCGTTGGTGGTCTTAGAAGAGTTACACACTTTACATCTGCTCCAACAACTACTAGCTTTACTACCATTCAAACTGCAGTAGAGACAACCATAAATAACTATGTTGCGGAATCTGACGCAACCAATAAAAGATTCGTAATGAAAGCAATAGGCTCCTACACATTCAATGTGGACTTAAAGAGATTGTGTGGCACTAATGGATTTGTTGGAAATCATAGAATAGAATGGGGAACAAGCTCTGGAGAAGTAACTGTAACAGCTTTAGGAAAGGGATATTCTACAGAAGACGGATGGCTCTCTTCAACAACCCTAACAAACAATTCAAGTCTGGGAACCCTTGTCGATGAATCCCCAGGAACATCTAAATATCTCAATATTACAATTAGTGTTAGTGCAAACGACATTGAGGATAATCCAACAAAGATTTACTATTTTAGAATTATTTCATATCCAACAACTCTTGCCTCAAGCCTTTACACAACAACTATGGTTTGTGATGGTCCAGATATCAATATTAATTCTACTGCTGCGCTACCAAATACTCCCCCATCTAGCACAGAAACACCATTTCTATTTGATGAGGAGCAGGGTGGGATTTATGTTCGCAAAACAGTAACTATTCCTTATACATCGTCAAACATATCTTCTTCAGCATCTACTGGAATAAGAGGAATTAGCTTCTTTATAAATTTGTCTTCAGCAACTACAAATGTGTTTACGATTACAGATGGAACTACAACCTACACGCTAACATATAATGGAAGTGCATTTACTCCAAGCTCAGGTCTAACTCCATATGTAAATACAACCCAGACAAATACTATTTCATCTGGAGTATGGCATCATGTTATGCTAACTTTTGGAACTAGATTAATTGTCTCTAGCCCAACAAACCTTGTAATAACATTTGGTGTTCCAAGCACTGGCACTGCAAATTTCTACTTAGACGAGGTGATGACCCTCGATGCGGAAGCGACAATCACATCAACAGAAGTTACTGCAATTAATAATTTATACAAGGGTGCAAGAATATCAACCGTTGGAGACCTAGCTACTAATAAGGTAACATTCTTCGACAACGAGTCATATCTAGACTCTGATATTTATCAGCCTATAAATAACTCAGTTTCTCATATTCAGGATGTGGACTTTGTTTCATCGACAGTTCCTGGAACATACTCTGGAGCTGTGTCTGAGATTATTGTTGATGGTAAGTTGTTATCTCCAGGAGATAGAATATTGGTTCCTTCTAGTGGCATCTACACGGTAGTATCTACAATAACAGTTGGCTCTGCAATTGTTGGCTCAGCCTCTAATCCAGCAAACTCAACCGTGTATGTAAATGATGGAAATGTTAATGCAGGTAAATACTTTAGAAGAACTAATGGAGACTGGTATGAGACAGTTGCAGTTAAGAAGATTAACTCATATGCAGTAAAGACTCCTAGGGCTGTAATTCAAAGCGGTGGAGTGGTATACTCTGCAAGTACAAACAATTAATGGTAGAATAGTGGTATGAGTAAGAGACAAAATAAGCTGCAGGTGGTAGAAAGTACTGCAAACTACGGAATCTATGTGTGGGTTCTGCCAAACGGAGAGCCTTTTATGGACGACAATGGCAACACCCTGAATGTTCCATCAATGCAGTATGATATCAAAAAGATGAAACAACTTGCCGATGCAGCAGCATATTATGGTCAACCAGATGGTCAAGCCCTATTCATGCCAGGTGTTGGTAGAGCAACCGAGACCCAATACCAAGAAGACATAGAGAGGATGGCAAGTGGATACACCCCGTATGGTGACACAGGAAACTGGAGAGAACTTTTCAAGAATGCAAGAAAGTAACGAATACCTAGTTAAAGGTGTCAGAATTGATTCAGTTGGCTCAGGAGAGCAACTTCTTGTATCCACTGATGAGTTTTCTAAGTCTGCAGACGAGTATCTAAAGCTATCTGGACTTTCACATAATTTCCGCCGTCAAGCACAGCGTAAGATTAAGAAGGCTGACAATAATGAGCTATCTGGAGACCAGTCAGCATCTACCCAGATTATTCCAGATAAGTATGGATACGGATTATTCGATGTTGTCGAACCTCCATACAACATGATTGCTCTATCAAAAATTTATGAAGTTTCCCCAGCAAACTATGCTGCGATTAATGCTAAGGCTGCAAACATTGTAGGTCTTGGCTATACCCTTGAGCCAACACTTCAGGTAGTACAGAGACTTGAAGATATGACAGACGCTGCACAGCTTTCTCGTGCTCGTAAGAAGATTGAAAGAATGAAGCAGGAAATTGCAGATTGGTTGGAGTCTCGTAATGATGAAGAGACACTAACTTCTATTCTTACAAAGGTATTCATTGACCTTGAGTCTACAGGAAATGGATACATTGAAATCGGAAGAAAGAACACTGGCGAGATTGGATATATTGGACATGTACCCTGCCAGAATATGCGTGTGCGTAGACTTCGTGATGGATTTGTTCAAATCCAACAGGGCAAGGCAGTATTTTTTAGAAACTTCCAAGACACCCAACAGGCTAATCCAATTGGAACAGACCCAAGACCAAACGAGATTATTCACCTAAAAAGCTATACCCCAACAAACACTTACTACGGTATTCCTGCAGCCGTTCCTGCAAAGAATGCAATTGCTGGTCAGGAATTTGCTTCACGATACAACCTTGAATACTTTGAGAATAAGGCTGTACCAAGATATATGGTAGTTCTAAAGGGCGCAAAGCTTAGCCGTGAGTCTGAAGCAGCAATCTTTGAATTCTTCCAAAATAAACTTAAGGGGCAGTCACATAGAACCGTCATTGTCCCACTTCCTGCAGATGACGCTGCAAACGGAAAGGTAGAAATGAAGCTTGAGGCTATTGAAGCTGGAATTCAAGATTCATCATTTAATAACTACCGAAAGAGCACACTTGAGGATATCCTTATGGCTCACAGAGTCCCAATCTCAAAGGTTGCAACTGCTGGAAATGTCTCAATTGCCGCTGCTAAGGAGTTTGACAGAACCTTCAAAGAGCAGGTTTGCCGTCCAATGCAGGACACTCTAGAGAAGAAGATTAACCGTATTGTCTCTGAAAAGAGCGATGCTTTTAAGCTTAAATTTAATGAACTTACACTAACAGATGAGGATACTCAGTCAAAGATTGATGAAAGATACCTTAGAATGAAGGTGGTAATGCCAAATGAGATTAGACCAAGACTTGGACTACCTCAGATGGAAGGCGGAGATGAGCCAGTACAATTGACTGGTCAACAGGCTGCTGAACAAAACGCTCAGGCTTCTGGTAATAGACTAAGAGACCAACAGCGAGAAGCAAATGCTGGAGATTCTAACACTGGTGCAAGAAATGCACAGGGTGACGGAAGACAGCAAGCTTAATAATAAAGAATAAGGGTGTATAATAAAACTGCGATGATTGATATCAAGAAAGCGCATCTCGCAACAGACGGCAACCATGTCACCCTGACAATGCCGATTTCTAAAGTAGATGCTGAAAAACGAATTGTTTCTGGCTTTGCTACGCTTGACAATGTAGACCGCCAAGGAGACATCGTTACTGCTGAAGCCTCACAGAAGGCTTTTGAACGCTTTCGTGGCAATGTTCGCCTAATGCACCAGCCAATTCCAGCTGGCAAAGTTGTTAATTTCAGAACAGATACATTTTTTGATAAGGAATCAAATAAGCAATACCGTGGCGTTTATGTAGATACTTACATCTCAAAGGGCGCTCAAGATGTTTGGGAGATGGTTCTTGATGGGACTCTTACTGGATTTTCAATTGGTGGTGCGATTAAAGACTTTGAAAAAGCATATGATGCGCAGTCAGACTCCACGGTCAGAGTAGTTAAAGACTACGACCTTGTTGAGCTTTCCCTTGTAGATTCCCCAGCAAACCAACTTGCAAATATCTTCTCGATTGAGAAGGCAGACAAAGATGGTGTTGCTGCTTCAATCTTTAATAAGTCAGATATTCAAAATGTTTTCTGGTGCGAGACCGACCAGTTGGCATACACAGATTTTGCGGAAACTAGGGATTGCCTAGTTTGCGAGAAAGACCTATCTCCAGTAGGATGGCTAGACATCGTTGATGGTGAGGATATGGAAAAGGCAATGTGGGATATGATTAACACATTCACAAAGGCTGATGGAGTAGTAACAAATGAAGACACTCCAAATAAATATCCTAAGCAAGACTCAGGAACTGTTGAGACAGAAGAGCTTGCAGCAAAGCCAGAGATTAACGATAAGCCTCTTAATAAGGCTGGAAAATTCTCTACTGGAGATTTTGTTCAGTGGAACTCTTCTGGAGGAACTGCAAGAGGCAGGGTAACAAGAGTAGTAACTCGTGGTAAAATTAATGTACCTAACTCCTCAGTAACAGTTACTGGCACAGAGGAAGACCCTGCAGTTGTAATCGAAGTCTACAGACAAGATGCAAAGGGACAGTGGAGACCATCTGGAGTGAGAGTGGGACACAAAATGAAGACGCTTAGAGCATGGGCTACTAAGGTCGTAAAGAGTTTGTCAGATGTTAAAGATGACAAAGAAAAGGCAACTAAGCCAGTTGCCCAACCAATTATTAAAGGAGGTGTTGAAGTGGCTGAAAACACAGAAATTACAGAAGCAGTGGAAGAGGCAGTAGAGGAAACTGTTGAGACCCCTGTTGAAGAAGCAGTTGAAGAAACTCTTGAGAAATCAGACGAGGTTGTTGAAACTGTTGACGAAGTTGTTGAAGAGGCTGAAACCGCTGCAGAAGAAGTACCAGCAGTTGAAGAGTCTGCTGAAGAACCTGCAGACGCTTCCACCGAAGACGGTGAGGCAGCTGGGGAGGATATTGCTAAGGCACTTGATGGTATCAAGGCTTTTATTACAGAATCTTTCGAAAAAAGTGCTGAAACAAGCAATGCAAACATTGCTACCGTTGCTAGTTCAATTGCAGAAGTTGCAAAAGCTACAGCAGAAAAGCACGAACAACTAAACAAGGCGTTGGCTGAAGTACAGGAAGCATTGGCTTCCCTCAACAATAGAGTGGAAAGCGTTGAGAGCGACACAGCAGTACGCAAGTCGAGTGAGGTAGAAAACCTTGCTCAACCACAAACTACCACAATGAAGAAATCGTTGTGGGGCGGGCGTTTCCTCGGTTCCGCAGAAATTTTTGAATAGAAAAGAGAGGTGAAAAAAAAATAATGAGCGACAACATTCTAGAAAAGGCTGCAGCAAGTGGCACAGTTCTTTCTCCACTTGAGTCTCCTGGTGCTATGACAGCACAGGGCAACTCAAACGATGCTGGTGGTGTTCTTAACCCAACACAGTCAGCACAGTTCATCGATTACATCTTCGATGAAATGGTTCTTGCACAAGACGGACGCAGAGTCACCATGCGTGGTAACACCATGGAAATTGACAAGGTTCGTGTTGGCTCCCGTTTGGTTGCTAAGGCAACTCAGGCAGAAGACACTGGCGACAACTCAGCTCCAGCTTTCACAAAGATTGAACTTACAACAACTAAGTTCCGTCTAGACTACGAAATCTCAACAGAATCCCTAGAGGACAACATTGAGGGACAGAACCTTGAGGACCATATCGTTCGTCTCATGGCTACACAGTTCGGTAACGACCTTGAAGATATTGCTATCAACGGTCGCCCTGCAACTTCAGGCAATGGTACATACAACAATACACTCGCAGGTTTCATCCGTCAAGAGTTGGATACAGCTTACACAGGCGCACATGAGGCTGCAGCAGCTGCTGCTACCCTTACAGGCATCTGGGATGATGGAGATAACACAGAAATGACACTAGATGCTCTCGAAGCAATCTACAACGCAATTCCTCGTAAGTTCAAGGCTCGCCGTCAGGACTTGAAGTTCTACATGAACAGCAAGCACCTACAGGAGCTATTGAAGGACCTACGCCAGATTGGTGCTGGTGGAGTTCCAGAGGCAGTTGCAGGTCGTGTTATCGATGGTCAGCTTCCACGAGTTGGCGGTCCAGCAGGTGCTCAGTACTCAGTCTTCGGACTTCCAGTACTTGAGGTTCCACTGTACCCAGACAACTTCGTTGACTTGACAGTTCCATCTAACCGTATCTGGGGCTTCCAGAGAGATGTTACAGTACACCGTGAATTCAAGCCTAAGAAGGATACAGTTGAATACACTGTATTCGTTCGTATGGGCGTTGCAATTGAAGAGAAGTCTGCAATTGCTTACGGCGTTCCTGCTAACGCTTAATCCATTCGGATTCCATGAGGGGCTAGGGCAACCTAGCCCCTCACTTTTTTGTTCTACATAGAGTATAATTAAGTCAGGAGGTAATCATGTTTGAGAATATGACAGTAAGTGAATTAAAGTTTGTTTGCAAGGTATTGCGGATTGATTTGGGCAAGGCTACAAAGAAGTCTGACATACTGAACTTGATTAGTGCTACAGGTTTTACCCATGATGATTATCTACAAGCCACAGGTGAGCAATTTACCTACACTGAAGGTGAAGAAAAAGAGGTAGTTGTGGAAACTGTTCAACAGCCAGAAACCGATAAAGTAATCGATAATACCAAGTCGGAGTCTGTAGTCATTAAGATGGTGCATCCACGCGGAGCACTAAATGTGGCAAATAAGGCATACTTTACTCTTGAAGAACCCTTCCAGGTCTTCACTAAAGAGAAAGCAGAAGAAATCTTAAGATTAGGAAAGGACGAAGTAAGACTGGCTACACCAGAAGAAGTGAAGTCGTTTTACAAGGTGTAAGGGATGAAAGAGTATCTAACCACTGAAGGCGATGGTCTAACGATTACATATTCGGCTCCAGGAACGGTGGATGCTGTCATTTATACAATTACCGACCTAGACCTAGATGAAGTACTATTTGCAGACGAGGCATCAAAGAATAACGATGACCTATATGAGTTTGAGCTTTCCTCAGATATTTGCAAGTACGATAGAAAACTTAGAATTGGTATCGAGCTACTAGATTATGGAACTCCTAGTGCAGTTTCTAGTGTTGGCTCTAACGGCTCATACAACACAGACTTTTTAGACATATCACTAGTTAGACCATATGTCACAGCAGATGACCTAGCAGAAGAGCTTGGTCTCACAATCGTAACTGGAACTCCAGCAGACACATCTGAAGTAAAGAGAGCGACCATTGAAAGATGGGAACGCCAAGCAAGAATGTTTATTAACTCTAAGATTGATGACAAGATTAGGCTTCAATATAAAACGGTAACCGTTGTTGGTCAGGATACAGATGTCCTATATCTGGACGGGAATAGGATTGAGTCGTTTGATAAGATTACTAAAGATGACGAAGTTCTATATGACACACAAGAAGATATTAATTTATTAGACTACCCCATTGAGATTTCAAAGAGTAAGCTACAACTAAAGCCAGTTTCAGTAGGCTCAAATATAGACGAAGGAAAGTCTGTTGTAGCAATCTATGACCCAGGCTATTTCGAGCGTGGAAGCATCTACAGCGTCCGTGGAGAATACGGGTGGAAGAATGTACCAGAAGAGCTCAGAGAGGCTACAATCATCCTTGTAGACGATATGAGATGCAATGACTGGTCATACCGCAATAAGGGTCTAAAGTCAGTTAAGAACGACTCCTTTGATATTGAATATAGCGATGTTATCTTTAGCGGAACAGGCAACATCTTAGTAGATGCTCTGATTTCAGACTTTAAATCAATAAGGATGTTTGCTATCTAATGGTTTGCGTAACTTCTTCAAAGTATGTAATGTTTGCAGATTTATACGCCCCAACAGACAGCGTTGACGAATTTACTGGGGCTATTGTAAAGACATGGGAGCTTGTAAGTACAATTCCATGCCTAGCTCGTTCAATTATTACAACTTCAACTGGTTCAAACTCATCCAACTATGTCACTGGCAAGTTTATTAACTATCCAGAAAATACAATTAAGTTTCGCTCTAGAACACCAATTGACACATCATATAGAGTTGTTGCAATTAGAAATGACCAAGAAGTAATCTGGAAAGAAGACCAGTATGGTGCAAATAACGGTGGCATTGATGGGGCAACAATTTTTGAACCAAGAGGTAGTACACCGATTACCGACCACACTGGCAGAGTACTTGAGTATGAAACAATGCTTGAAAGACAAGAAATTCAGCAATTGACGGTGGCGTAATGGCTAGACAAATTGGATGGCAGTTAGATAAGATGCCAGAGAAGATAATGGCTCTAGCTGGCTTTCACGAATCTCTATTAACAGAATTGTCTTCTAATCCAGCTATTGTAAATAGTATAACAAATTCTGGAGCAAAGATTATTTCAAAGTACTTTGAGGCTTATCTAGACTACCTAGCTAGAGCAGACTCTTCTACATATCACCACATCTATGAGTTTGGAATGACTGGAGACAAAAACAGTCGGCTTTTTAAATCAAAGATTAGAAACGGAAGTGTTTCTTATTCTTTTATAGATGCTTCTAGACCAAATGCAAATGGATACATGTTTGCTAAGAAAGCATTTGTTATGGAGCAAGGAGACCCAATAGATATCTACCCAAGACAGGCTCAATTTTTAGTTTATGACCTTAACGGAGAAACAGTTTTTTCAAAGCACTCATATGTTAGAAACCCTGGTGGAGATAATGTATCTGGAGCATTTCAGTCAGCCTTTACATCGTTCTTTAACTCAAATCTACCTGACAAAGCATTAAAAGAGTTTGGGTTCTATACTACTATCATTAATAAAATAGGCTCTGAAACTAATTCAGTAGCCCCAATAGTTAGAGCAGCAAATATTTCTTCTGCAAAGAATAAAGGAAAGTCTGCTGCTAAGCTTATAGCAAGGGAGGTAGAGACAATTGGCGATAGACTATAGAGTTCTTCCAATCAATCTTATCAATACATATCTTTGGGATTTAATTAAGGGAGATGTTGATGGAGCAGAAGCCCTTCCTGAAAATGTTTGGGATGTTTCTGGATACACCAATACCCCATTCTTCCCAATACATGAAAATCAAGGTGCTGATACTGGAGGAACAAATCCTTTTGTACTTTATGACTACCTATTTGAAGAGACTAAAGGAACAATGTATGAGCTTAAGTGCGAGAGGGCAATTTATACTATTGTAGCCTCTAGTCCATCTCAGCTATATGCTATTAAAAACTTTATTCAGGACACCCTAAATAAGTTTGACTCTACGGCTCAGTCAGTAAATAGGCATATTCAGAATGACTCAATTAGGTTTAAGTTCGTAAAATGCTCTCAGGACCTATTTGTAATGCAGGAGCTAAAGCAGACGGAGCGCTCATTTGCCCCCAAATTTGCCTCAACACTGTCAATTTCATACGACTATACCCGTTCATAATAAGATTATCCGTGATACCATAGTGGTGAGGAAACGCTTTACAAATTCACGCACAAAGGAGGTGCAAATTAAATAATGGCTAATGCAAAAAATATTATCGTTGGTGCTGGTGCAGTCTACCTAGGCGCAACCACAACCGCAGAATACGATGAAGATGACATTTTCTCTGCTGGTGCTCTAACTGCCCAGTCTGCAAATGGAAAGTCTGCTCAAATTGAAGCCAATGTTGATGCTACAAAGTGGCAGTCAGTTGGTTACACATCTGAGGGTGTAGACTTGTCTTTCGAACCAGACTTCGGTGAGGTTCAGGTTGACCAGCTATTGGATGTTGCTAAGATTTTCAAGCAGGGTCAGAGAGTTATGTTGAACACATCCTTCACTGAAGGAACTCTTGAGAACCTACTTATCGCTATCGGTGGCAAGGCAGGTGACCTTACAAGCTCTGTTAGTGGTGTTCGTCCACTATGGCTAAATGGTGGTGCTCTAGGATACTCTCCAGTTGAGCGCTCTATCATGGTTGTAGGACCAGGACCAGATTCACTAAATCAGGGTGGTACAAAGTCTGTAGAGAGAATCTACATCGGCTACCGCGCTCTTTCTATGGATACTGTTGGTGTTGGTGTTAAGAGAGATGCAGCTACAGTATTCCCTGTAAGCTTCCGTCTTCTCCCATCAAGCACAGCAACTGCTCCAGATGGAAACGCTGCATACGGTAAGATTATTGACCGAGTTTACTCTTAATCAATATCTTCCACAAAAACTTAATAGAGCATAGCGGGATTTATCCCGCTATGCTCATTTATATATAAAGTACGCTATAATTGACACATAACACACAGGAGGAATTTGTGGCAACAAAGATTTACGAATCAATTGAACTAGAGCTACTAGATGGCACTACAATTGAAGTAAAACCACTAAGCATTAAAAATCTTAGAGAAGTAATGAAGACATGGGCTAAGGCTCAGGATGTAAAATCCGAAGACGACTTCCTTGAAGTCCTCGTTGAATGTACGCAGATTGCTATGAGACAATTTGCGCCAAAGCTTGCAGAAGACAAAGCGGCTCTAGAAGACGCTGTTGACTTGCAAACAATGTACAAGGTTCTAGAAGTTGGTGCAGACATTAAGTTGAACGACCCAAACCAACTTCAGGTAGCTCTGGAACAAGCTGGTCTGAGCTAGACTTAGCTACCTACGAATCTGAAGTTTTCCTTCTAGGTCACTGGAAGGATTATAACGAACTAGAGGAGTCTTTATCGATGCAAGAACTTATGGCTACTCTCAAATCAATTTATGAGAGAGAGCACAGACACAACAAGTTCTTGGCTTTAATGCAAGGCATTGATATTGACAAAGAAAACAAGGGAGGCGAACAGGACGGAGCCGTGTCATTCGAAGAAGTTAAGGCAAGAGCAATTGCAAAGATGAGTGGAGACCAGTCACTGGCACATTCAGCAAAGTTTGGCTTTGACGATTTAGATGGTACAGGTTACAACATAGTCGGACTATAATATGGCAGATTTTGAATCCAAGTTTAGGTACGATAGTGATTTTAGCAAAGTAACCGCTGACATCAAAGCACTTGTCAGAGAGGCTACTAATGCTAACTCTGTATTCGCCCAATTAAATAAGACAGCTGCAGCCGTGAAAACGGATGCAGCTCGTTCTTTTTCTGCACAAGCAGGATTTGCTGGATTTAAAGCACAGATTGTAGACCTTACTGGAGCAACAGAAAAATTTGGTCAGCAGTTAATGCGAAACAAACTCACAATGCGTGAGTACTTTAGAGAGGCTGCACAGGCTTATAAGAAAGACTCCAAAGCCAGAGCACTCGCTGAAAGAGAAGTAAGAAGAGCACAGTCTACCGTTGTTGGTATGGGCGATGTTGGTGGAAGAAGAAAGGGAATCCTTCTAACACCAGACGCTCTTGATATGTCTAAGGCAAATACTCAGTTGATGGTTGCCTCTAAGCAATACGAAATCTTTAATAATCTTGTACAGCAAGGTTCAACTGCTCTTGTTAACTGGGGTAAAAATACTCAGTGGGCTGGTCGTCAGCTAACTGTTGGTCTTACCGTCCCAATGGGCATCTTTACAGGACAAGCACTAAGAGCCTTTGCTGAACTAGACAAGCAAGTAACACGATTTAGAAAAGTATACGGCTCTGACTTAGCTGGAACTGTTGAGAGTGCAACGGACGATATGATTAGCACGATTCAAACATTAGGCTCTGAGTTTGCTAAGCAATATGGTATTGCATCCGCTGAAACAATGGCTCTTGCAGCCGACCTAGCAGCAGCAGGTTTTGAAGGACAAAAACTAGCAACAGCAGTTCAACAAACAACCCGTATGATGGTTCTTGGTGAAGTTGATAGACAAGAAGCAATGAAAGCTACTTTATCTATTCAAACTGCATTCAATCAAAGCTCAAAGGAGCTTGCACAGTCAGTAGACTTTCTAAACCAAGTAGAAAACCAGACTTCTGCTTCCCTACAAGACTTGGTAGAAGCAATTCCTAAAGCTGGTCCAGTTATTCAGTCTCTTGGTGGAGATGTTAAAGACCTGTCCGTCCTTATGACTGCCATGCGTGAGGGTGGTATTGCTGCAGCCGAAGGTGCTAACGCACTAAAGTCTGGTATGGCATCCCTTATCTCTCCAACAACCAAAGCAATTGATGTTGCTAGACAATTTGGTATCGACCTTGAGGGTGTTGTAAAGCGCAATAGAGGCGAACTAATGCCAATGCTTATAGAATTCCAGGACCAACTAAGAGGTCTTGACGACTTTGGTAAGGCAAAAGTTATTGAAGAAATCTTTGGTAAGTATCAGTTTGCTCGTATCTCAGCCCTATTTGATAACCTAAATCAGCAGGGTTCTCAGACTGTTGGAATGATTAAACTTATGGATATGTCTGCAGATGAACTTGCAAAGAAATCATATTCAGAACTTAAGGCGCAAGAAAATGCGCCATCAACAAGACTTGCAGCAATGCAACAGCAATTAAATGAGCAACTTATCAAAGTTGGTGCAGACCTAGCAGAGACTTTATTGCCAATTATGCAGGGTGCATTAGATATTCTTTCTAAGATTGTAGATGGATTTAATAATCTTCCAGGACCAATTAAGTCATTTGCTAAAATTATTGGTGGTATTACACTAGCAGCAGGTCCAGTATTGATGCTTGCTGGTGTGTTTGGAAACTTGATTGGTAACGCAATTAAGTTTGGTATGAGTATTGTAAATATGTTCAAGAAGATGACTGGACATCCAGTTCAAGAACTTCAAATTCTTTCTGACGAAGAGCTTGCTGCAAAACTTGCTGCAGACCAATTAACAGGGGCATATGAAAGACAGAGAACATCTGTCATGGAACTTAATGCTGCTCTAGATATGTATATTGCAAATCTAAGAGAGGCAGCAGCAGTTGCACCTCCTGGAGCAGTAATGCCAGGAAGAGCTGGAAGACCTCCACAAAGAAGACAAAGCGGTGGAATTATCTTTGCTCAAAATGGTGTCGACTCTGGTGGCAGAATTAATGGTTATGGTGGTGGGGACACAGTTCCTGCAATGCTAGAGCCAGGCGAGTTTGTTATTAATAAGAAATCTTCTAAAAAGTATAAGGGTCTGCTAACAGATATTAATCAAGGGAAAAATATTCCTGGATATACAGATGCTGGAATGGTTGGACCAAATGGTGCTATTCCTGGAACAGAAAGAGTTCCTTCTGGTAGCTTTAAAAATACTGGATTGAAGGACGCAGCTAGAACTGTTAATGATGAATGGATGAGGTCATCTTCTACATCATTCCCAAAAATAATTCAAGAATTAGAAGCTCTCAGAGGAGTAGCTGAGCCAGGTTCTCCATCTATGAGAATCCTTGAGGAATTATTACAGCAATCTAGAGATAGGGCAGTAGATAGCACTAAAACAAGTGCAAAAGCACACCTAATAGAAGCCATATCAATTATTGAACAAGAGCTCACAGATGCAGAAAGAAAAACTTTAGGAATATCTGACCAATCTATAACTGTTGAAAAGAAACAGTTTGGAATGACACAAAGAGCAGAGCAATATTCATATAATAATATGATTGAAACTCTTGGAAGAGCTGGAAACCTAGCAAAAATTGAATCATTTGATATAGATAATAGGGATGAGGTTCTAAAGCTACTAAGAAGAACAGAATCCCCTATTGAACCAAGAGAAGTAAAAATTCTAGATGCCTTCTTTAAGCAGGTATCTGGCAATGATGAAATGAGAAAAGCCTTAAATCTAGTTGCTGGAGAGTTTAATGGAAAACAACTAGACTCAGCTCTCAAGTTCTCTGACAGAATGACAGGAATTATCCTTGAAGATGAAGCTGCAATGCAAAGAGCAATTGACAGAGGTGAGCAACCAAAAGGATATAGTGGCTATAGAAGTAAACTATCAGAGCAATATGTTGCTGGTCAGATAGGAATTCTAACTGATGAAACCATAGAAAAGGCAACTGGGTTAGCGGCAGGTAAGGGAGACTTAGCAGCAAAGTCTAGACAAATTGACGAATTGTATAGAGTTGCAGATGATATTTTTAGTCCTTTAGACTCTTTAACGCCAAGTTCTACATTAGAACAAAGAGCAAGAGCAAAGGTTCTAATTGGAGACAGAATTGCATCTGTCTCAGAAGCTATAACTGGTAAAAAACTTGCAACTTCAGAGCAGATTGAGAGTCTTAGAAAAAAGGTTAATCGTGGTCACTACTTAGGAAAAACTTTTTATAAGCAAGCCGCAATAAAGGTTGGTGGAGCAAGAGCAAGACAGATTCCTGCAACTCTAGATGATATCTTTATAGGTAGAAATATTGATAGAACAGACCCACTACTTGGCTTACTAACTAGAAGAATGGGCATTGGAAAGAAAGATGGCGGTCTAATCAAGGGATACGCTAAAGGTGGTATGATTGGTGGTCTTCTACAAATTCTTTCAAAGCAGGAGCAAAGAGCACTGCCAAACGCCACTGAGTTTCTACAAAAAGGATTTAATGTCAGCCGACTTGGTGGATTAGAACTTGCAGCAGTAAGAAAGAAACAAACTGGTTTAATGCACGACACAAAAATGTTTCGTGGCGGAAGATACAATTGGGACGCTGCTGAGGTAGGACAAACAATTACAATCCCTGGCTCTCGTTCTTGGTCTACTCGTGAAGATGTTGCAGATACATTTATGAGAATGAATGCCCTTGGTGGCGAAAAGAGAAGCGCACACATTGCTAAGAATCTTCTTATACAAAATGGAATTGACCCACAAACATTTGGTGTACCAGATTCATATGATGCATTCAGAGTTGCAAAAACTAAAGAAGAAGAATTAATGCTTCACAGGCTTGAGAGAATGCGTGAACAGGAGCGTGGACGAAAAGACCTAGATAGAATAAAAGAGCTTCAAGCTCAAAAGAAGGCTCTTATGGATTCTCCATATCCATCTCAAGAATCTACATTATTCGGTCTTACCGAACCAAAACAATTTGAGGTTGCAAACAGACAAAGAGAGATTAAAGAGCTTGATAGATTAATTCATTCATCATATGTAGACTATGAAGTAGCAAAAGAACAAATGGCTCGCCGTAGAGAAGCAATGAGAACGGCTGATGAATCTCCAGTAATCTTTGAAATGGTTACTCCAAAGGGAACTCAAACTCTTCCAGTAAGCGACCTAACAGGTCGTGGAAGATTTATTCAAGGCATGGGTGCAATGGATGAGTTCGAACATCTACTTACTGATGGAACAATGAGAATTGTCAAGAAGTATATTGATGAGCGTGGAGTTAAGAGAATTGTTGGAGAGTTCGTAGGAGCTAAAAAGTTTGCTCTTGGTGGAGTTGTTCCTCCTAAGTTTGCTATGCAAAAAGCAGTATCAGAAGAGCTAGTTGCTACATTTGGAAGAATGAATCCTCCAACATCTGGACATAAGAAATTATTAGACCTTGCAGCTACCACGGCAGCCGAAAGAGGAGCAGACTTTAGGTTTGGTGTATCACAAACTGTAGATGGGAAGAAGAATCCATTTACTCTACAACAAAAGACTGCAATGATTGACGAAACCATGTCTGAATATGCTCAGAACTTAATTAGAGACGCAGCCTTAAGAACTCCCGTACAGTTTGTTGAATCTGCCCTTGAAGCGGGATATAAGAAGTTAACATTTGTTGTTGGTGAAGATAGACTAGACTCATTTAAGTTCCTAGAGAAGATGGGGGCAGAAAAGGGACTTGCTGTTGAACTAGTTGGAATTGCAAGACCAGAAGGCGCAATGTCTGCTTCTGCGGTTAGAGACGCTATGTCAAGAGGAGATGTTGATTTTGTTGCAAGTAGCCTACCTGGAAGCCTTTCTGAAGAAGATAGAAGAAGAATTGCTAAGGATAGAATTAAGCAATTTGAAGCAATTGCTCAAAAACGCAGAAGTGGCGGAGTAATCTTTGGTCATGGAATGAATTCTGGTGGAAGACTAAATGGCTATGGCGGAGGAGATACAGTCCCAGCCATGCTTGAGCCTGGGGAGTTTGTAATCAACAAGCAATCCTCTTCCAAGTATGCACCACTTCTAGAAAACATCAATAAGGATGCTCTTCCTGGATTTGCAGGTGGATTTACTGAAAAGGTAGAAAATGCCTCTAGAATGAGTGGTGGCTTAATGGGTCTTGGAATGAGCATTCCATTTATGCCAATGATGGTTGAGTCATTTAAGACTGCCACCGACCCAATGACAAAAGCACTAACTGGTTTAGGATTAGCAATTCAAACTCTTCAAGCTGGGATTGTTCTTTTAAATGGAGCAATTAAGCTTAACACAATGGCACAGGGAGCTGATGGTCTTGGTGGTCTTGGTGGAATGAAGAATAAAATGGCTAATGCTGGAAGTCTGGTATCTGGCAAAGGAAAGTCTATGATGGACGCTGGAAAGTGGGCAAGCGGTCTAGGCGGTAAGGGTGCTGGAATGGCTAAGGCTGGAGGAGTTCTAAAACAAGCAGCTGGAAAGTCTATGATGGCAGTTGGCTCAACGATTACAAGACTTGCACCTATGCTATTTAATCCAGTTACTGCTGCATTAGCAATTGCTGGTGTTGCAATTGTCGGTGGTATTATGCTTTGGAATAAGCACCTAGATGAGTTAAAGAAAAAGGCAGCATCTGCATATAACGAAGCTACTGAGATGGCTAAAGTATATAATATTGAACTTAAGAAGACTAGTACAGCACTAAAGGAAAATGCTGACCAGGCTCGCTCACTAGGAATGGGTAATGTTATCAAGGGTCGTGGACAGGTTGAAAAAGACTACGCAAAGGCTGTAACAAAAGACTATGGTGACCTTATCACTAAGGTTAAAGAAGCATCTACTTCACAAGAAAAGATTAATGACCTAACATCAACCTACGCATCTCTGATTACACAAGGATTTTCTGCCGACCAAGCAAAAGAGATTACTGCAGAAATTGCAAGACAGGCTGGAGCAACTCAAGAACTTAGCGTTGCAATGTCTGGCATGGCAGGTAACATTAAGAATGCTGGAGATGCAATGGATGTCCTAGTAACATCTGTTACAAATGCAATTGACGCTCTTGAAACAACCGAGGAAAGAGTAGCAGCACTAAATGGAGCATACGCAAACCTTGTAAGACAAGCAGCAGATAATCCAGTTCAATTCTCAATTTCTTCAAATGAGCTAATTGACAATGCTGTTGCAATTGACCCATCAGCAGCAAGACAAATGATGGAACAGCAACTTGCAGATGCTGGATACGGAGAAGGCTCAACCCCAAGAGATGTTTTAGATAGCCTAAATCTAACAACAGAAGAGGGTAAGAAGAGAGCTCAGCTTGTAATGCGGGGAGTAGCTCTTGGTCTCAAAGAAGGAGACTTTAAAGGTTCAACAGTAGAATTAGAAGCTAAAGTTAACAAACTAACAGTTGCTGAACAGGCAAAGGTAGACCTTAATAAGCAAATGGATGCCTTGATTGCTGCAGAAGAAAAGAATATTGAAGCCACAAATAAGTGGGCAAATGCAGCAATTGATAGAATTGAAGCAGAAAAAGATGCTCTTCAAGACGCTCATGAAAAGAGAATGAAGCAACTAGAAGATGAGGCAGAAGCACTTCAAGATAGAGCAGACCTAATCCGTGAAAACTCTGATTTCTATATCAAGCAGCTTGAAAAGGAATATGATACAGAGCAGTATTACCAGCAACAAAGAGATAATGCTGCAGGTGGTCTAAAGTCACTAGCAGAGGGAGACATTTTTGGATACCTTCAGTCTCAAATGCAAGCATCCTCTGACGCTGCACAGTTTGGTAGAGAACAGGCAATGCAGCAGATTGAAGATACTAGAGACTCTGCCCTCAAAGCAATTGATGATGCGCTAAAAAGAAATAACGATGCTCAACAAGCAGCAGATGACTCTCTAAATAAAGCTCTTGAAAATGCAGATGACAGAATTGAAGCAATTAATAGCAAGCGTTCAAAAATTATCAAGGGTTTCCAAGATATTATTGATGCAGCACAAAAAGTAAAAGATGCTAAAGTTGGAGAAGTGACCAATGAGCAGCTTCAAAAGATTGAAAATGCTGGAAAAGAAGTTTCCAAGATTGTTCCAAAACAAATGGAAGCTGGAGTAAATGAAGCCTCAGATATGATTGTTGAAAACTTTGGTACATCAATTGGAAAGGCTGTTAATACGGTTGCAAAAGATTCTAAGCTAACAAAGGGAGAAGCAGGAAAACTTCTTCAAACCGTTCTTGGAATCTTTACTGGAACTGGAGTAAATCCAGAAACTGTAAGACAGGCGGAAAACCCTAACTTTGGAAGAAATCAAACCTCAGACCAAGCAGACTCTGATGCAGCAAATTCAGCTGGAAATGCGGAAGGAACTACAAATTCTACTGCTGGCGGTAATGCTAAAGTCTCATACTATGCATATCCAATTACAACTCAGTCTGGTACAACTTATACTGTATATAAGAAGGTTGGAAAAGGAAAATGGAAACGACATCAAATAGGTGTAACATCTGGCACCGCATTTGGTGGAGTAAAGGTAGAAAATCTTAAAACAAGACCTTATAACATGGGTGGAAAAGTAATGAATTTTAATGATGGAAGTATAGTTCCAGGATTTGGTAACTCAGATACTGTAAACGCTATGCTTACCCCTGGAGAATTTGTTATTGATAGAACTGCAACCAGAAGAAATCTTCCAGTTCTACAAGCGATGAATGCAGGTGCTACATTCTCTGTCCCACAACTTAAGAGCCTAGGTGGTAAAATGGGCTCTGAAAGCGAAATTAATAACAACAATATCAACATGCCAGTGAATATTACAATCAATGGCTCCAATCTGACTATTGACCAGATTAAGAATGATATTTACGGAGAATTAATAAAGGCAAAGAACATGATTGCAAATTCAATTGGAGAGGGTAGATAATGGCATACGCATCGCTAAGTAAGAAATACCTTCGCCCATCAATGATTATCTTTTCAGACACTATGCCAATTGCTGGCACTGGTGGTAACGCTGGTAAGTGGGAGCTAGGAACAACATACCTATACCTAACTGACGATGGAAGAGATGCAGTATCTGTTCAGCCACAAAGAATTGAAAACCGCCAGAGAATGGTAAATGGAAGAATGCGTTCTTACTATATTGCAGATAAGAAATCATTTTCTACATCTTGGGAAAATATGCCATCTCGTAAAACTAGACCAACTGTGTCAGATGGATTAAGCAATCAAATTACTAGTGATGCCTTTGGAGCTGGTCAGGACATCAAAGACTGGTATGAAAGCCATACTGGAGACTTCTGGATGATGCTAGTTTATGACGCTGACTCTACTGTTGGTGGTGCAACACACACAAATCAGGTAGAGCTATACAATGTTTTCTTTGACTCTTTCGATTTTGACATAATTAAAAGAGGTCAATTCAATGACCTATGGAGTGTAAATATCAGTTTGGTGGAGGTCTAATGCTAACGACTACTGACACCTCAATTCCAACCCTGTTGAAGTCTAGCATGTCCATTGAGTCTTTAAGTAAGGCTACTATTGAGATTAACTATAATTCAATTTATGAAAAACTTAATTCAGGATGTTACTTAGCAACATATAGTTCTACATATGACTCTACTAATGCTAACGGAGCATATGATACTGGAGCGTCTTTCCAGTTCTTTAATGGAACTGGTGTAGACACAACTATGACAGCAAGTGCTAACTCGTCTACTATAACAGTTGCTTCTGCCACTGGAATTTCTACTGGCATGAGAGTAATTGGAGACTTTATTCCAGCAGATGCATATGTAACAAATGTTTCTGGAACTACAGTTACAATCTCCCCTAATACATCTGGAACAATTTCCGCTGGCACACCAGTATCATTTTTCTCTTACAAGATTGCAGAGGACAAAGAAAGAAACGCCCTAACACCACTGTCTTCTATTTTTACTCCAAATAGACCAGACGCAGGAATCGTAAATTTAGTTGCGTATAGAAAAGGTTCAAGCGTTATTCCGCTAGAGAATCTAAAGATTGGAAACCTAGGCAGTATCTATAATGGAACAGCGTCTGACAGAGTATACCCAATTAGCAAAAACTCAAGTTTTAAATACTGGAATTCCCTAAGAAGAGTTAAAAGTTCAAATGTTATTTCTACTGTGGGACTATCTAATGGCTCAAATGTAATAACCCATGCTGCTCCATTTGCCGTATACACAGACTCTTTTTATGCAAATAAGATAGTTGTTAAAACACAGAAATATGATGGGAACTATCCAGTTAGATTTAAGGTAGAATATCTTCCAAATGGAAGTAACACTTGGACTACAGCAGCAGATTACTCAGCATCAGACACATCAGTCCTGTCTGACGGAAAACTAGAGATTTTCTATAATGGCTCAAGCTGGAGCACTACTCCATATGCAAGTACAAAATTTACATCTGCAACTACAGATGCTATCTATATGCGTGGCGTAAGATTGTCAATTACAAAAATGTCTAAGACTAGAATTCCAGCCGAGGTAATTGAGATAAGCCCAAGACTAGTATTAAATGTAACAGACTATACAATGTCATTTGACTACTCTAAAGCTATTGCAAACACTAGCTATGGAATGCCAGTAGCAGGAACAGTATCTGGCTCTGGAAGCATAGAACTATCAAATGTTGATAAGTATTTCTCTTCAGTTTCTGGAACATCAATTATAAAGAACTCTATGGTTCAAGGCGTTGAGATTAAACTGTACCAAACAATCAACTCTGAGGATATTCCGCTTGGAACATTCTATGCAACAGACTGGGCAGAATCTAGCAATAGCTCTGTATCCGTAAGCTTTGAAGACTACTTCTATTTCCTGAAAAGAATGAAGTCTCCAGAAATTTCTATTGCAAACCTAAGTGGTATAGAAGCATCTGTCGCGCTTCTACTACTGTTTGATAATGCTGGAATAACTAATTATAGATTTGTTAAGCAGTCAGCGACATCAGATGACGACTTTGTATTCGACTATTTCTTTACTAGCGAAACCCAAACTATTGCGGAGGTGCTAGAACAAATTGCAATCTCAGCACAATACGCCATCTATGTAGATGCTAACAATGTAATTCGTGCTATGACAAAAGAAAAAATGACAGATTTAGTTGGTATTGCAAATACAGATTTTTGGCTTGTAGGCACAGAAGAATGGATTAACACAGAGTCAGAATACTCATATCTTAATGGCTCATATGTTGCTAACATATCTTCAATCGATGAATCTAAAATTATTCCAATTACAGAGGCAGAAATTCAGTATGCTGGTATTGGCATCAAGAGACAGCCCAAAGAGATTCTTAGAAAGCCAGAGTTGTTTAATGACAAGAACATTCCTTACTACAATGCGTCTATTGTAAATAGAGGTCTATCATTTGTAAATACTGAGCTGTGGTCAATTGACTCAGCAGATGTTGGCTCAGATAAGGTGCTTCTTTCCATGCCCTATATCTCAGATATCTCAGATACTAGACCAACAATCTTAACGGTGGCAAGCAATACTGCCCCAGGAGACAATGACAATCTATCTGCTAAGTCACAGAACGACCTTATTAGAACTATCTACACTAACTCAACTGCTACAGACAAGAAGTATTTTGAAATCGTAGTTGACCAAGAACGAGGAGTAGAGATTGTTCAATCCAGAAAGTTTAATGGACATGTCGTAATTGACGCTGAATTAATTAAATACAATGGAATTGTAGTAGATGTGTTTGATGAAAAGCAACCACAAAACTCTGGTAGATTTATCGTATTTGACAATGCAGAATTTCAATATCTAATCAATAAGTCTTCTTCTGGAGTATCTGTAGTATGCTACTCAATCTTAGTAGAGATTCTGTTTAAGCCTAAAAATATTACTACTGCTTTAACTTCAAATGTCGTTTCTTATGAATTTTTATCAGATGGAAGAGGACAGGAGAATACATCTGTTGCATCTCACACAAAGCAAACAGAGACTACATTCTCTAGCAACATTATTAGAACAAAGCTTTATGCAACTACAGTAGCATCAACTGTAACACCACAAGGAACTATGTCTTCTAAGAGCATTAACCTACTCGACCCAAGAAATCCAAGTCTAGGAAACACTGTTTCATATCCAGGATACCTTAAGATTTCTGGTCCAAAAAGCATTGGTGGGGCAAACAAGAAGGTAGATTTCTCTGATTCTGATACAGTTCCAGCAAAGAAACTTAACATAGATAATCTTGGAGAGCAGTTCATTACTGGATTCTATAAGACTCTTACATTCTCTCCAGACAAGATTTCAACACGAATGAGACTGCTTGAAAAGCCTAAGAAGCAGGTGTTTAATGGCACAAGCGCGGAAGTAAAACAGCCATTCGAAAATAGAGGAATTGCTGGCATTGGTTTTAGATTAAACTACAATGCTAATGGCGTAACTGGATATTATGTAGAGATTGAAGATATTGCAAATATCACTGAAAGTCAGATGGAGAATGTAGACTTCAAGAATCTTAGATTATACAAGGTTATTAGAAGTGGAAGCACATATAAGCCCGTAGTTCTTGCAAAGGCATGGGTTAATGTTTCTGCTGTAGCTGGAGAGTCTATAGATTTTGGAGATGTAATTCTCAACGAGGGCAGGTCATATGCTGGAACATCGGACCTTTCTGTTGTCATAGAGACTGGAACAAACAATACAACCTATAAGATTTATTGGGAAACAAATCTTGTGTGTAAGTATGTAGAAAAGAATGCAGAAAGAACCAACCCAAACAGCACAACAATAGGTCTTATTGTTCGCTCTGACTCAGAGGCTATGTTTGATTATATTTCGGCTACGGCTCTTGCCAAGAATGGTAAATATCGCCTACCAGTTTTGATGGCTGGAAACAGCGAGTACATTACAGAGTCTGAGGCAGCAGAAAGAGGAATGCTCCCTGTATCACTTACATCATCTGTAGTCGGAGAAAACTCAAAGGATTTCTATTACGAAGATTTTGGAAATCAAATGCGAGAGGTAAAGAAGTTTTCGGTATCATTTGAAAAGCCATCAGTCTTATCCCGTTTAATTTCTCTTACTAAGACCAATAAAGATTACTATGTAACTGACTACTCTTACTCTTCTCAAAAAGCAGAGTTCTGGGTATTCAACACAGGTAGAGCATCTATCGGTCTTTCTCTAGATATGAACACCCCTCTGATTATCTCTGGCATCGCCCTTGAAGAAATCAATGCTGGTTCAATTAATCTATCCGATTACTTAAAGACAAAATCATCTTCCTACTTAGACTATATCAATCTAAATAAGAATAAATATGGTGAGAACAAAGTATCTTTAGCTGGAAACTATATTAACAACTTAGACCAAGCTCAGAAGCATTTAGAGTGGATTTATAATAAGTGTGGAACCCCTAAGAAAGAGTTTGATATTAAAATGTTTGCTAACCCACTCCTCGAACTAGGAGATAAAGTAAGAATTTATAACTCAGATATTAATCACACAATTGGACTTTTAGGTACGGATAAGGTATACTACATCACTTCAATATCTTACAATGTGTCTGGAAACGGTCCAGAAATGAATATAAGGGTTAGGGAGGTATAGGTATGGCAAATACAGCAGCAGAAGTTGTTGGTAATAATAACTCTTCAGGAAATCAAGTATCTGGAAGTAATAGCTCTAAACCAACTAAATATCCAAGCCTATTTTATTCTCCAGACTATCAGCAACTTTTTAATAAAGAAATTAAAGAGATTACGATGGAGCTTCTGCAGACAGCAGAGTCAGCCCTATCATCCTTTGACTACAAGACAATTCAAACGTTGCAGGATTCTGGTCCACTAGTTCAATATGATGATTTTGGAAAGATTATATCTATAACTCCAAGAGAAGAAAAAGGTCTGGTTCTACCACAAACAAATCCAGATATTGCAAACAACATATTTGAGCTGTCGGAACTTGTAGTTAGTCCAATTAAAGATGCTTTACAGATAAGACCAAATATTGCATATTCTTCAATTCTATCAAACTACGGATACTATCGTTCTGGTCCAGATATCGTAAAATATAAACCAGGATATAGCGCAAGCGGGTCACCATATTATGACCTAGAGGTCTCAGTAACTGACCCAGATAGCGTTGTATTGTATAATATATACATAATAGAGGAAGTGGAATAGTGAAAATAGAAGGCGTATACAAGTTTTTCCAGGATGGAAAGTGCATTGGTGAGCACAAGAATAACATCACTGAGACTGGAAGAATCCTAGCAATTAAGACCATTATGGGTGCTGTGCCAAGCTTT